GCGGCGATCAGCGATCCAACGCCACAAATCGAAGTCCACAAGGAAATCACTGGAAGAAAAATGAGCAGCATGATCGAACGGCTCAAAGCCAAGGCTTTGGCGGCTCGCAATATTGCGCCAGATGCCATGAAGGCGTTTGAAGCTGATCTTGATGGCCTTAGTGCCGAGAAGGCTGAGCTAGACGCCAAGCGTGCTGCCGCTCTTGCACCGCATCAGGAAGCTATTGCGGCCGTTAAGGGCGAACTCGATGGCCTCAAATCCGCAATTGACATCCTCAGTAACGATCCGCCCGCATGACCAAGCTCACAGCTAAAGCCCGCTCCAAGATCCCCAGCAAGGATTTCGCTGCCTAAATGGTCAGTAAAACTACTGAATGGAGGCGCAGGAATCCGGGTCGAAACGCTGTTTTGCGAGCCCGCGAAGTAAAGAACCCTGAAGTTCTTAAAAGGGCTACGCTTAAGTTTAGAGAGCTTCATTTAGAGCGCGTTCGCAAAAAAGATGCTGAAGCACATAAGCGCAGACGTGAAGACCAACCCGAGATGTATACTAAGTCAAAAAAGAGACAACAAATTAGCTACGCCCAAAAAAGAGAAATGGAGGCTGGCCGCCCTCGTTCGCCTTTTTGCGAGATATGCTGCACCGAAGGTAAAGTTGTTTTCGATCATTGTCATGCGAGCGGCATGTTTCGAGGATGGATTTGCGATAGGTGCAACAAAGTCTTGGGCCACGTAAAAGATTCGCCATCACTGCTTCGGGTCTTGGCGAGCTATCTGGAGCCAGGAAGAAATGAGCAAACTGACAGCCAAGGCGCGAGCCAAATTGCCAAGCAAGGACTTCGCTGGCCCGGGACGGAGCTTTCCTCTGCCTGATAAGAACCACGCGAGAGCAGCGCTATCTGATCTTCCACGCGCCAAGGGATTATCTCCTGCTGCAAAGCAGGAGATCGCCCGCAAGGCTCGCGCTAAGCTGATGACGGGCAAGTAATTTTATTTCAAAAACTTAGGAGCTAAACATGGCGGCGCGAAACACGCCGTCCAAAGGCGGCAAGCCCGACAAGTTAATGCGGGACGCGCTGATCTTGGAACTTCATCAGGAAGCACAGGACGCGGACGGAACGATGACCAAGAAGCTGCGCCAGATCGCTCGCAAGTTGGTCGATAAAGCCATTGAGGGCGATGTTCCGGCCATCAAGGAAATCAACGATCGAGTTGATGGAAAGCCGCATCAAACGACTGAAGTCAGCGGCGGTCTGGCGATCTCGCACGAGGACGCTCTTGACGAGCTTGAATGACCGGGAGCGGTCAATAAGGCAACGCCTTCGGGACGACTTCGCTCACTATGCCAGTAAATGCCTGAGGATCAGAACCAAGGCGGGCCAGATCGAGCCGCTGGTTCTCAATCAGGCTCAAATCTATTTGCATGGCCGCTTAGAAGCTCAACGAGAGCGAGTGGGAAAGGTTCGGGCGCTTGTCCTCAAGGGAAGACAGCAGGGTATATCGACTTATATCGGCGGCCGCTATTATTGGCGGGCCACTCATAGTCGTGGTGTTAGGGTGTTCATTCTCACCCATGAGCAAGATGCCACCAACAATCTTTTTGGCATGGTTGACCGCTACCATTCTCATTGCCCTGACCTCGTTCGTCCTACGACCGGCGCCGCCAACGCCAAAGAGCTAAGCTTTGCAGCCCTTGAGAGTGGGTATGCTGTCGGAACGGCGGGAGCCAAGGCGGTTGGTCGCTCGCAGACGGTACAGCTCTTCCATGGCTCAGAGGTTGCTTTCTGGCCCAATGCTAAAACTCATTTCGCGGGTGTTGTTCAAGCAATCCCTGACCTGCCCGGAACCGAGGTGGTTCTAGAGAGCACGGCCAACGGCGTCGGCGGCGAGTTTCATGAGCGTTGGCAGCAGGCGGAAGCCGGAATCGGCGACTACGAGGCGATATTCATCCCGTGGTTTTGGGACAGCGGATATCAGCGCGAAGTACCAGCGGGATTTCGGCTAGACGATGAAGAGCAGGAATATGCAGACGCCCACAAGCTCACTGACGGACAAATGGCTTGGCGACGAGCCAAGATTGCCGAACTCAAAGATACTTTGCTCTTCAAACAGGAATATCCGGCGACTGCTGACGAAGCCTTTCAGCTTACGGGCCACGATAGCTTCATTAGGTCAGACAAGGTTCTTGGAGCTCGTAAGCGAGATTGCGAAGGAATCGGACCCCTCGTTCTTGGCGTCGATCCGGCACGCTTTGGAGACGATCGCTTTTCCATCGCTTGGCGCAAGGGGCGCAAGGTCTCCAAGATCGAGAGCAAAACCAAGATCGATACAGTCGCCGGCGCCAACTGGGTCAAGCAGATCATAGACCATGACAGGCCTGCACGGGTTTTTGTGGATGTCGGCGGGGTCGGTGGAGGAGTGGTTGATATCCTTCATAGCTGGGGCGGCGTTTACCTTGAGCTAGTCACGCCGATCAATTTCGGTTCAGAGCCACAAGAGCCAGTCATTCTGCTTCCTGACGGGACAAAAGCGGCCGGACCTCGCAACAGGCGGGCTGAAATGTGGTTGCGGTCGCGGGATTGGCTTGACGAGCCAGGCGGCGCGGACATTCCCGATCTGGACAGTTTGCAAGCCGATGCCTGCGGTCCCGCCTATTCGTATGACGTAAACCAGCGGCTTCTATTGGAAAGCAAAGAGCATATGAGAGCGCGGGGTGTGCGATCTCCGGATGACTGGGATGCGATTGCCTTGACGTTCGCAGAGCCCGTGGCCGAGGTGATCGACCATTCGCCGAAGTTCTCCTTTGCGCGTGGTGCGGGCTGGCAAGGGGCATGAACTTTGACGACTACCACTCCGGTATTTTCCTCATCATGATTGGAACGCTTCTCTTGATCTACGGCTGCTTGAAGCTCGCGCATGGCTGAGGATTACGCTGCGGAAAAGGGACAGGACGAAGCGTCCCAGAACATTCCCAGCAACGACCAGCTCGGCGAACCTCTCAAGCTATCCAAAGACGAAAAGGACGCCATTCTAAAGCTTGCCCGTGAGCGCTGGACTCGCGCCATGGAGCACGAGCGGAACAACATCCGGCTTGCATATGAAGATCTCGACTTCATGGCGGGCAATCAATGGCCGGCCGATGTGAAGGCAACGCGAGAGGCGGAATCCCGGCCTGTCCTGACGAACAACCAGATGCCGCAGTTCGTGCATCAGGTCACAGGCGACATCAGGAAGATGCGGCCCGCGATCAGGGTTGTCGGGGTTGATGATCAGGCCGATCCGAAGCTTGCCGACCTCCGCGAGGGCATGATCCGATACATCGAGAACCGCTCGGACGCCACGGGCATCTACTTCAAGGCCGCAGACAGCCAGGTCGCGTGTGGTATCGGCCACGCCCGGATAACGACCGAATACGCTGACGACACGACCTTTGAGCAGGAAATCCGGATCGACGGGGTAGACGACCAGGTTTCCGTTCTGTGGGACCCGGACGCCAAGCGCATCACGCGGGAGGACGCGCAATGGTGCTTTGTTCCGGTTGATCACAGCCACGACTACTTCAAGGCGCATTGGCCGGATGCGTCCATGGCCGAATTCGAGGATGTCAAGAACTGGCAGTATTATTCGGACTGGCGCACCGATCAAATCATCCGGGTAGCCGAGTACTGGGTAAAGAAGCCCAAGACGCTCATTCTCGCGCTGACCAAGACCGGCGAGACGATTGACTGCACGGAAGACGATGAGTTCGATGGCGGGCTGACGGCTCAAAAGAAGCTGGCGCTGTGCAAGGCCAATGGGGCCAGGATTGAAAAGCGCGAGTCGTATTCGATCTGCCGCTATCTTCTGACGGTCAATGACGTGCTGGAATCCTCGGAATGGATGGGCCGTTTTATCCCGATTGTTCCGTTCGTCGGGGAAGAGGTCCGGGTTGGCCGCATTGTGGTCCGTCGCGGGATCATTCGGGAGGCCAAGGACGCCCAGCGGCAGTTCAACTACTTCTGTTCAGCGCATACCGAGGTGGTCGCGTTGCAGCCCAAGGCTCCTTGGCTTTTGACTGAAACCAACATCGGCAAATACCAGCAGATGTGGGAGCAGGCGAATACCAAGAACTTCCCGTATATGCTTTGGACGCCGGATCCAAAGAACGGGAATGCCGAGCCCAAGCGGCTTCCGCCTCCGGTCAACTCTCAGGGCATTGATACTGGTCTGGAGCTCGCCAACGAGAACATGCGGCGCATCATCGGCATCTATGATGCCTCGCTGGGGGCGAAGTCGAATGAAACCTCGGGCGTTGCGATCAGGCAAAGGGAAGAGCAGGGCGATACCGGGACCATTCTTTACCGGGACAACTTCGCCCGATCTGTCCGGCAGATCGGGCGCATCCTGATCGATCTCATTCCGCACGTTTACGATACCCAGCGCACCATCAGGATCATGGGCGAGGATGGCAAGATTGACCTGATGCAGATCAATCAGGAGCGCGATAAGGCTGGAATGCCGATCGTGGACCCGCAGACCGGCCAGCCGGCCATGCTCAACGACATGACCTCCGGCGCCTATGACGTGATTGCGGAGGCCGGCAACAGCTACACCACGAAGCGTGAAGAGGCTTCCGACAACATGATGCAGTTCATGCAGGCGTTGCCGAACACGGCACCGCTTGTCATGGATCTGATTGCGCAGGCCCAGGAATGGCCGATGAAGGACAAGTTTGCTGAGCGCCTTCACGCCGCGTTGCCACCCCAGATTATAGCCGCTGAGAAGGCTCAGGAGCAGCAGGAAAGCGGTCAGCCTCCGCAGCCTGATCCACAGCAGCAAATGGCTCAGCAAGCCCAGCAAGCCCAGCTACAGGCTGGTTTGCAGGAAATGCAGGCCAAGTCTCAGGGCGAGGTTGAGAAGGCCCGCAAGGCCAAGGCGGATGCTGACAAGGCGGAGGCTGATGCCGAGACGGCGCGGGTTAATCTCATGCTCGCCAAGCAGAAGCTGGGACAGGGCGAGATCGAGTCGGCCAAGGGCATTGACAAGCATCGGCAGGACATGGTGCACGCCCATGACAAGCATCAGGTTCATATAGCGACGACTGCTGACAAGCATTTCCAGCAGTTGGAGCAGGGCGAGCAGGCACTTGAACAAGGCGCTGAGAAGCACGACCAAACGATTAAGCAGATGAAACAGCCTGAGAAGGCAGAGGCAGACTAATGGCGAGTTTATACCTTACTCAGTTCGGCGGTGTGGGCGTCAGCGGCTCCGACATTGCGCAAGAACCCTCTCTGGGGACTCAGGTGCTCACGATCGGCAGCGAAACCAAGTCAACTGCCTTTGACCCCAATTGCAGCGTTGTTCGGGTTCACGTGGACGCGATTTGCTCCATTCATTTCACGCTGCCTGACAATAGCGGCACCTATACGGCGGCGACGACCAGTTCGCGGCGCATGGCGGCTGACCAGACGGAATATTTTGGTGTGCCGCGCGGCGCGCTGATGAAGCTCTCGGTTATCTCGAATAGCTGATGAAGCTCCGCACGCTTGAACAACACGACGCGATAAAGGCCGAAGCCTATCGCGTTTCAGGCTTGCCCAAGAAAAACGGCATTGCGTGCCCGTCCTGCGGGAAAGAGCTGTTTGATTCCAGCCCCGCTGCGGTTCTGCCCAGCGCGCCGCCAAGGAAGTACATTCATTGCGAAACGTGCGATTTCAAGGGCGCGGCTCTAGCGTAATCGCCGTTTTAGGCGATGGGCACGGATCGGCCCGTATTTTCGATCCAGCTAATTTGAGCAGTCCATAGCTCACAGAGCTTCGGCAGGCCCGCGATAACGCGGGTAACCCGATGACAGCCCCTTTTCGGGGGTTTTTTTATTGGACAAATGATGAGCGAAGGTAACGACCCGGAAATTATCCCGGAAACCACGCTGGCAGAAGCGCCTGCGGAAACCGAGACCCCGGAAACAACGGAAGAGACCGCAGAGGGCGAACAGCCGGAAGCGGAAGAGACTGAGGAGTCAGAAAAGCCCAAACGCGAATCCGGTTACTCCCGGATGAAGCGGAGGGCCTTGATTGCCGAAGCGCAACTCGCCAACGCCCGACTCAAAGAAGTTGGGACGAAAACCGAGGCTGACGACAAGGCACCCAAGGAAGAGGACTTCAACGGCGATTGGGGCAAGTACATTGCCGCGATGGCCGCTCATGAGGCTGCAAAGGCCGTCAAGGGTTCGCTTGCTGAAGACCGCAAGGCTTCGCAGCAATCCCACGCGGAGCGCCTTAACCAGGAAGTCCTGTCTGACTTCAATGAACGCGCGGACGCTTTCAAAACCAAGGCCAAGGACTTTGACGATGTTGTCGAAGACTTTGTGTCCAAGGGCGGGAAGTTCTCCGACGCGGTTCGTGAGCTGGTGATGGATAGCGATGTGGGTCCTCAATTGACCTATCACCTCGCCAAAAATCCGATTCTCGCGAACAAGATCAGTTCTCTTGCTCCGCTTCAGGCCGCGAAGGAAATCGCTCGCATCGAAGATACGTTGTCGAAACCTCCGACCAAAGCAACCAAGGCGCCCGCCCCGGTGAAAACGCCAAGCGGCGGCGCTTCCGGCAACTTCGATCCGAGTACCGCTTCCATGGCTGAGTACGTGGCAAAGCGCAACGCGGGTTGGGGCGGCTAATTTTTCCCGTCGCGATGACGGCACAGCCCAGCGCGGAACGCAGTGATGCGCCCCGCCAGAAGGAATTTCTATGACTCAAAATACGTTGACCGCAAGCATCATCGCCAAAGAAGCGCTGATGATCTTGAACAACAACCTCGTGATGTCCAAGCAGGTCTTCCGAGGTTACGAGAACGAGTTCGATAAGAACATCAATGGCTATACCGTTGGTGATACGATATCGATCCGCAAGCCGACCGATTTCACTGTCCGTAGCGGCGCCACGATTGCCGCGCAGGATATCAAGGAAGGCAAGACCACCATCCAGATCAACCAGCTCAAGGGCGTTGATTTCAAGTTCACGTCGCAAGACCTGACCTTGAACATCAAGGACCTTAGTAATCGTGTGATCAAGCCTGCGATGGTGCAGCTTGCCAACCAGGTCGATGTTGACCTGATGTCGCTTTATTCGAGCGTCCCGCAGTGGGTTGGTACGGCCGGCCAGATCGTCAACAGCTTCGCGGACTATGCTCTCGGCCCGCAGCAGCTCGACGAGTTCGGCGTCCCGCAGGATCAGCGCTCCTCGGTTCTGAGCCCTGCAGATTACTGGGGCATGTTGGGTTCTCAGACTGCATTGTTCATGCAGGGTGAAGCTCGGCAGGCTTATCGCAACCGCAATCTCGGTGAGATCGGCGGCGTCGATACATACATGGCGCAGAACGTCCCGACCCACACCACGGGCACTCGGGCGACCACTGGCCACACGGTTGGCGCTTCTATCACGACTTCGACCACGACTTACGAGTCGGTGAAGGATACCAACACCCAGCCCATCACGGTCTCAACCGCTGGTTCGACCGATACCTTCAAGAAGGGCGACATCATCACGATTGCCACGGCGTTCGCGGTCAATCCGGTGACGAAGGCTAAGCTCTCGTTCCTGAAGCAGTTCACTGTGACCGCGGATGCGACGGCGGTGGCTTCTTCGGTGTCTCTGACCATCTCGCCGGCTCTGATCTGGTCGGGCGCGTTCCAGAACATCTCGACCACCTCGACCGACCTCAACGGTCAGGCGATCGTGGTGGTGGGTTCTGCCTCGACCTCGTATCGCCAGAACATGGTGTTCCATAAGAATGCCTTTGCACTGGTGAGCGTGCCGCTGGTGAAGCCTCCGGGCGCCGTTGACGTGGGTCGTGAGAGCTTCGAGGGCACGAGCGTCCGTGTCATTCCCGTCTATGACGGCGTGAACGACGTGAGTACGTGGCGTTTGGATATGCTCTACGGGTTTACTGCCCTTGACCCTCGCCTCGCAACGCGCCTGAGCGGCACCTAACCCATAACCTGAAAGGAGCCTAACTCATGGCAAGTTCAATCAAGCAACTCTCGGATGGCGGTCCCCTCGGGACCTCCCTCGGTCAGTCCGCGACTGACCTCATCGCATTCCACGGTGGTACTGTTACGTCCCGCCGTGCGTCTGCGGCTTTGTCCGTCTCTCTCTCGATCTTCATCAATACCGGACTTTCGATCGTGACCGGCAACTCGTTTGGTGTGGTTTCCACCCAGATGGGCAACCTGATTGATGCGGTCGCGGAGATCCGCGCTGTGCTGCGTGACTACAACCTACACAAGGTAGGCGCGTAAGCATGTACACTATTCTCGGTGGAACGCTGGTCGGTTCATCCATTGAACTGGATATCACGGGCGAACTTCCGGTTTCCATCGAGAAAGTGCAGGACAATGCCGAGCAGAACAAAAAGCTCGGTCTCAAAACCTACCGATCATGGCAAACGGACAAAACACGGCTTGCCGTGATCGGCGGCGGTCCATCGATTGATGGAAATTTCGAAGAAATCAGGAACTTCGACGGAGATATATGGGCAATAAATGGGGCATTTGATTGGTGCCGGCAACGCGGTATCAAAGCGACGTTCTTCGCTTGTGATCCGCATCCGATCGTCAAGCAATGGGCCGCGATGGCGGACAAGGCTATCGTGGAGATCAGTTGCGATCCGGATGTCTTCGAGGTTCTAAAGGGCACCGAAGTCTACACGTTCGATACCGATCAGGAGAATGGCGGGATTGCTGGGGCGGCCTCGACTGCCTCATGTGCCCCGCATCTTGCGATCCGGATGGGATACCGCAGCGTCAAGTTCTTCGGCTGCGAGTCGTCCTATCTGCCGAACAAGTCTCATGCCTACATGGACGAGGACCGGAAAGAACAAATGATTGTCCGCTGCGGCAATCATGACTTTCTGACGGCTCCAGATCTGTTCTTGCAGGCGATTGGCCTTTCCCAATACATCCGCGACTTGCCTGAGTTCCTGTCGAACGAGGACGGAGGCTTGCTAACCGCCATGGTGCAAAATCCCGAATATCAGGTTTTGTGGATGTCGCAGGGCTTGGTTGACCTCTTCGGCGGCAAGGAAAAATCGCTCGTGGTCTCTCCGGCCTACAAGGACAACAAGGTTTCGGGCGCGATGGCGATGGCGGATAATCTCGAAGCGTTCGGGCTTGATGCCGCATGACGACCTACACCGAAACCGATCTCGCCACGGAAACCCTCAAATCCGCCGGCGTGGTTGAAATCGATGGAACACTCTCGGCTTCCGAATTTGCCGACGCAACCCGCTCCAATAGCTCTGTTATCCAGATGCTTTCAACCATCGGCATTCCCATCTGGAACGGCTCCGAGGTTGAGATACCGGATCAGTACTTTGTTGAGCTGGCTTTGCGTTGCTCGCTCCCGATCCAGTTCAAGAACGGGCTTATCACCCACGCCGAAATGCTTCAGCTTATCGACGCCTCGGAATCGCGATTGATCGTGATGGCAGCGCCTCGGGGCTCGATGCCGCTTCTGGCGTCCTCGAATGAATCCACGGGCCGCGGCTGGATGCCCTACACGGCGTCCTCGACACTCTGATGGCGACCAAGGGCGGTCCACCACCACACCAGGTTCAATTAGCGTTCCGGTCCGATCCTGCCCGATATACCTTTGCCGGTTCAGCTCGGCTTCTCAATGCCTATGCGGAGCAACAGGGAAACGATGCAAAGGCACCTCTGGCTGTTCTGCCCTGTCCCGGTATGGTGCCGTGCTGCACGGTCACAACGACGGCCAACCGTGGCAATATCTTTCTGGATGACCTTCAGGCCGGTTATGTGGTTCATGCCTCGGGTGTCTATAAGTATGTCAAGACGAGTGACAGCCCCTTCACTCTTTCGGCGTCGCGGATAGGAACGCTGCCCGGCATCGATCAGGTGCAGATGAGCCGCAACCAAGCGGACCCGCCCCAGATCAATATTCACTGCGATGCAGGCGATTTTTACATTCAGGGCGATGTCGTCAAGCAGGTCGATACCACCACGTTTCTTAATGGAACAGATGATCCGATCGCTTCCGAAAATGTCTCGGGCTACACGCTTTACGGAATGGCGACGGGGCAGTTCTTCTTTTCCTCGATCAACCAAACCCAGACCGTTGACCCGCTCGATTTTGCGACCGCAGAGCAGTATGCGGACAAGCTGACGCGGATCAAGGCGAACGGGTCGGATGTTATCTTCTTCAGCCATCAATCAATTGAGCCGTGGCGCGTGACGGGCGATCTTGATTTGCCGTTTTCCCTGATCGGTGGCTCTGTTTCAAAGAAGGGTTTGGTTGCGCCGCTCGCGGTTGTCGAATGCGACAATACGCTGATGTTTCCAAGTGAAGATAATCTCTTCTGCCGGATGAATGGGTATCAGCCGACGCGCATTTCCACTCATGGCATTGAACGATTCCTGGAGGGCGATGCCAACCGGGAGAACATCCAGAGCTTGCCCTATTCGTTTGAAGGCCATTCCTTCGCGAACTGGACCAGCACGGGCTACACGGTGGCCTACGATGCCGCTAATCAGTTCTGGCATGAACGATCGAGCTACGGGCTGAACTACTGGCGGGCCTGTAATGCTGTCCGGGCATTCGGCAAGACGATCGTTGGAGACAGTCAGTCCGGCAAGCTTTTCTATCTCGACAAGGACACCTATACCGAAGACAGTGGGACCATGATCTGGGGCATGGATACGCCGTTTATTCATGGTGTGGCCGGGATGGGCGGCATTATAGACGCCCTTCATATCGATGTAGCGACTGGCGTAGGGACGACGCTGACGACCGATCAGGGCTATGACCCAATCCTGATGCTGTCCTGGTCCAAGGATGGTGGCCAGACCTTTGTTGGAAACCGCCAGTTGAAGCTTGGCAAGGGCGGCGAGGTCAAGCGCATCCGAACCCGCAGAATCGGCAAGTTCGAGGACAAGGGCATCATGTTTCGGTTGCGGGTGTCCGATCCGGTTGTTCGCGGCATTGTCGGCATATCCGCCAACATTCGACTGATCAAACCATAATGGCCAATTCACAACTACCGGCCGGCGAGAACCTGTCTCAGCCGATGATCGCCTATTTGCAGATGATTGAAAGCCGCTTTCCATCCAACACCACGCCGGTTGATGGCGCAGCGTCACTCGCTGATCTGATCGCGCGCTTTAACATCCTCCTCAACGATCTCAACAAAAAGTAGGCTCTATGGGCTTCCTAGATGATTTGCTCGGCAATACCAGTGCCGACGCAGCAAAGGCGGCTGCGGCCGATACCTACGCCAAGCAACAGGCTGCGACCAGCGTCCTGCAGGGCCAGGGTCAGGCTTACGCGGATAAATTCGCCGGGCTCGGCTCGTCTTTGGGCGGGCTCTCGGCCAGCTATGCACCATGGATCAATACGGGGCAGGGCGCCAATACGGCGGTCCAACAGCTTCTTGCCAACCCCTCAAGCGTTAGTTCGTTGCCGGGCTATCAGTTCGATCTGGCCCAAGGCACCAGGGCACTTGATCACTCAGCGCTTGCAAACGGGAATTTGTTCTCTGGCAAGCAGGGCAAGGCCCTGACGGGATACGCAACGAACCTGGCCGATAAGACCTATGGCGACCAGCTTTCACGCCTCCTTGGCATCTCTCAGCAGGGACTTGGAGCGCAGGGGCAAGCGAACGCACTTCAGGGCGCTGGCATTCAGATGCAGGGCCAGGGCCTCACGGGCCAGCTCGGCGCGAATACGTCGGCTTACAACGGCAACATGACTTCGGCCGGCACGATCGGGCAAGGCGATATTGCAGCGGCCAACGCCAAGACGCAGGGCATGCAAAATCTGTTCAATCTCGGCGGGTCGATCCTTGGCGGCGCACTGGGCGGCGGCCTTGGTTTTGGCGGCGTGGGCAGCGCTGTAGGTAGTCTCTTCGGCGGAAGCCCCTCCTATGGAGGCGGCACGTTTCTGGATAGCGCCTATGGTGGCAGCAAATCCAACCCACTTGCCGGCCTAACTGCGGCGGATTACGGCTAGTATGGCGAATCCCTTCGAAGTTTCTGTCGTCAATCCCACGCAGGCCCTCTTGCTGGGCCAGCAGGCTTATGACTCGGGACTGAAGCGACAGAAAGAGCAGGCCGTTACGGACGCGCGTGGACAGGCTGTGCAGGCTTATCAGTCCGGCGATCCCAAGGCTGCGCTCGCTACGCTGCTGGGCGTCGGAGATTATCAGGGCGCGAACGCGATCGGGACGCAGATCCAGAACGATTTCACGCGCAAGCATACTGAGCAACAGGATGCTCTAAACGCACAGCATTGGAATGCGTCCTTTGGCTTGCAAAAGCAGGCGGCGGATCGGGCTGCTGCTGCTGAAAGCCGCGCCGCAGCAGATTACGAGAACACGCCGGATCAGTACGCACCGAATCCCAGGGCAGGACAGCCCGGCCAGCCGGCCTATATAGACCAGTACGCGGCGGCAAAAGCTGCGGGCGAAGCTGCGGCCCCTGGTGGCATTAAGTCGCTTACGCCGGGGGGCGAGCTTTATCATTTGGACGAAGCCGGCAAAGTTGTCGTCGATCACAAGAACGACAAAGCAGCCAGCGCCGATGACACGCCGCAATCAACGATTGATTTCCTGGCGGATCGAACCCGATTAGGGGACCAGAAGCATCTTGTTGGTCTTTCGAGGGTGCCTGGCCTGATTGCCAGGGTTCAAACTACGGCAGATCAGAGAGAGGCGGCTGGTATTCCCGTCAGCGATCAAGCCAAATCTGTTGTTAATAACGCTACCGGGCTTGGAGCACGGCGGGCAGCGGAAAATAATCTCGCCGGCATCAATAATAAAAACGAAGTATTCGGCAATAATGCGTTGGGCGCGCTCGATATCGCGGTTCAAGCATCGGCAGACGTTCCGCGATCACAATATCCTAGCGTTAACGCCGCTCTCAATGCATACCGCACTGGTACGGGTGATCCAAAGACTGTGGCACTCGGAGCCGCGCTAAATACCGTGGTCAATGATTACGCACGTTTCGCGGGCGGCGGCATAGGATCTGATGCGCTGCGCGGAGAAGCGGAGAGGATTCTTAATCAGGCGCACAATCACGAGCAGGTTGTGGCCATTGCCAACATGATGAGGAAGGAAATTCTTCGCGGCCAGCAATCGCCCGGCATGGTGCGCAGTCAATATGACACGCTTTATGGCCCGCAAGGTAGCGGAAGCAAGCCGCAGGGTGGCAACAAGCCGATCCCCGTTCAAACTCCGCAACAGGCTATGTCATTGCCGCCCGGGACCGCGATCATCCTTCCTGATGGCTCGCCCGGCGTTGTGCCGCCGAGGTAATGATGGCTGACGACTGGGCCGCTTTTCGCGTCCAAGGCCAAGCGCCTGCGAGTCAAGCTTCTGGTGATGATCCCTGGGCGGCATTTCGGCAGGCTAAACCAGAACAGGCGGCGGCCGTTCCGGTGCAGCAACTATTGCCGGCGGCGGTAGCTGACATTCCTCATGAGGTTAACGCGGCCTATCAGCAGGGCGTGCAGCATCTAACGGGCAATAGCGTCACCGACATCCCCGGCTTCGATCCGCGCACCAGGGGACAACTGGGGCCGGTTGAAGGCCTAATGCGGACAGGTAAGCAGATCCTTGGCCTGCCGGAATTGATATCTGCATTGCCCGCTGGTTTAGCTCGATCGGTTATTGGGCATCTGATGGCCCAAGGCGAGCACGCGGCAGGTACTCTGATTAATCCAGAAGTCGCGGCCAAAGACGACCCGCAAAAGATGTATGAGGCGGCGAAGGGCGATGTTGACACCGCCATGTCGGCGCTCGCAACTCGGGGCCCCGTGCCAAAAGCAGTCGCGCCGAGCATTCCGGAATTGAAAGCTGCCGCCTCCGGGAAAGCCGGATCGCCAGGAGGTTATGAAGGAACCGAGCTATCAAGTCTCGAGGTCAAGGCACCCGCGATCACGGACTTTGCTACAAAGACCAAGGTTGCACTGGACGCCGCTGGGTTAGACGAAAATCTAGCTCCAATTACGCATAAACAACTGAGCAAGATGGAAAGCGCTCCTGCTGGCGCTACCGTGACCGGAAACAATATCAAGAGCATTCGGCAATTGCTCGGTAATACGGCAGGTGAGCCCGGCAAAGAAGGCAGGGCGGCAAAGGTCGCACTTGATGCGCTTGACGAGCATATTCCGAACATCGAAGCCAAAGACGTTATTTCAGGCGATCCCCAAGCTGCCGGCGAAGCCCTTGATACAGCGAACGCCAATTATTCGGCAGCGAAACATGCCGAGACCGTAGACAATAAAACGATCAAGGCTGACTTGCGCGCGGCGGCAACTCACTCTGGGAAGAACGTCGCCAATACTGTTCGCCAGCGCTTTGCCGACATTCTCGATCCGGAGCATTCCGAGCGGCAGCGTGGATTTACCAAAGACGAACTGGGGTTGATGGAGCAGGTCGTCAGGGGCACCAAAACGCAGAATGCATTGCGTTATGCGGGCAATTACCTTGGCGGCGGCGGTGGCCTTGGCGCACAGCATATGTCAGCCATCGGCGCTGGTGCCGGCGCGGTTGTCGGAGGTGTACCGGGAGCATTCCTTGGAGCCGCGGCACCGTCAGGTTTAGGTTACATTCTAAAGAGCCTTGGCAACCGAAGCACTCTTCAGGCGGCAAAGCAGATTTCGGAAGCCATTCGCTCGCGTGCTCCGCTCGCCAGTTCTTCCGCCAAATTCAACCAAGCCGCCCAGGCGTTTTCAGTGGGCCAGAACGGCCGTACCTATGCGGCGGCTTTAATCTCGGCGCGCAATCTATCGAATAACCTTCGCGGTGCCGGAATCAATATATCGCCTTCGGATTTGATGAAGGGCCTGCAATCGCCAGGCACAGCCAACGCCGATGAGAACCAAGTTCCAAGGCCACCAGCCCAGCAATAATACAAGCACGCAATAACCCAGAAACAGGCCCTTTGCGGATCTGCTTTCTTTTGGAGACGACATGGCCCTTAGCGGCGAACAGCCCTTTATCAAGGTTCTGGACTCAAATGGCGTTCCCATCGTGGGAGCTGTCCTGCATGTCTATGAGGTCGGCACCACGACCAACCGGCCGATCTATTCCGATAGCGGTCTTACCACACCCCTGACCAACCCGCTATCCGGTTCCAATGCCTCCAATGCTTCGGGCGATTTCCCCCGCTTTTACATGGCGGCGGGCGTCTACAAGCTCAGGGCCGAAACCTCAACCGGCGTCCTGATCTGGGAATGGGACAATATTGACACCGGGACGGCCACGGGGGGCGTGCTTCCGATCGCCTCGGGGGGTACGGGCTCGACCACGGCAGCAGCCGCCCTGACGGCCCTGGGAGCCGCGGCGGCGGCCGATGTGACGGCGCTGGCAGCTCAGATCTCCACATTCACTAACGCACTGACGACCCTCCTATCCAAGCCCCAAGGCAGGCTTACGCTTACCAGCGGAACGCCGAACATTGCTTCCACGGTCTCGAACGCAACCTCAGTCTTTTATACTCCGTATGTCGGCAATCTTTGCCCCGTCTATGATGGCGTTCAATTCAATGCCAAGGTCTTTGCCGAACTCACGCTTACGCTGACTTCCAATCACTTATCCAGCTCGATCTATGATTGTTTCATCATCAACGATTCCGGAACGATCCGGATCGTTACGGGTCCGGCCTGGACGACGATTACGGCGGGCTCCGGCGCGCGTGGATCGGGCGCCGGCACCACTGAGCTGACCCGCCTCAATGGCCTGTGGGTCAACGCCAATGCGATGGCGACCGCGCGGAATGGCGCATCTACCTACAGCGTCAACGCCAATCAGGGGACGTATGTAGGTTCGCTCTTCATCGACAGTTCTGCGGGTCAGGTCACTTGCAATGTTGATTTTGGTCAATCGCGGAAATGGAGCGTCTGGAACGCCTATAATCGCTTGCCTATCGAATTGCAGGGCGGAACGGCATCAAGCAATTGGGGAAATACTCCGACAACCTGGCGACAGTCGGCTGGTGATGCCAGCAATTTCGTCATGGGCTTTGCAGGTCTTCCGGAAGAGCGCGTAGACATCACATTCAACCAGAATGTCAGTTCTCTCGCCGCGGCCAGCACGACCAGCACAGCAGAAATAGCGGTTGGCCTGAACTCAACAACCGTCGTGACGGGGCAAAAGGGCAGGCTGAATGTCGCCCTTGTCGGAGGGACGAGCTCGACCGTTGACGCGACGTTGAAGGCCACTGCCGTTATTCAGCCGTTTATTGGCATCTCTCAATTCAACATGATTGAGCAGGCACCTTCAGGAACCACGAACAACTCCTTCCTTGGAACATCTGCCAACATGCTTATGCTTGCCCGGTGGCTTGGCTAATGCGCCGCCATTCAACCAACACAGGCGCCAAAGGCATCGTATCCGGAACTGTCTCTAATGGAGCCACCTGGGTCGAGAGCTTTGAAATCGCACAAAACAATCTTGAGATCAGCGGCGCGGACACTTCGACGTGGAAGTTCGTCTTTAAGCGTTGTGACGGAGGGAGCGTCTGCCTGACGCTCACAAGCGGCATTGAGATCACGGTAACGCAGAACACGACTTACACGCTCTTTGCGATCAATTGTGCAGTCGGGAATCTGTCCAGCTTGGTCGGGGATTATATCGCGGAGTTCTCCCAGAAAGACGGGAGCGGGACCATTACGCATTGGGCGAGCGGAATCGTCACTTTCATCAATGAAAATTTGGGATTCTGATGGGCCTAAAATTCACCTCCAATTCAACCGCTCGGTTTTCCTCGGTCGCATCGGTCGATTGGGATAACATCACCAATAAGCCGGCGTCTATTACCGGCCTTCCCGAGCTTCCAAATTCTGGTTTGATAGCGGCTACGGATTTAACGGGAGATTTCGCCGGAAGGACTATTACCGGGACAGCCAACGAAATCTCTGTCGCGAACGGCGATGGTATTTCCGCAAATCCAACGCTTTCTCTTCCTTCGGCTCTCACGTTTACCGGGAAGACGATCACGGGCGGCACCTACACCGGCGTCGTTTCGTTCAATGGAAATTTCTGGACGGCTGGCACGGGAAGGCTGACGCTCGGAGCCGGCAAGACCGCAACGATCAATAATACCCTGACCTTTGCGGGCACTGATAGCACTACTCTGACATTCCCCACCACAAGCGCGACCATCGCGAGAACCGATGCAGGCCAGACGTTCACGGGCACGAATGCCTTCGGGGTGTTGACCGCAACGAGCTTCAACGGCAACACGCTTACGACCGGGACATATACGCTTACGGGATCAGCCGGCAAGACGCTCACGTTCAGCAACACCCTGACGCTGGCCGGTACTGACTCGACCACGATGACCTTTCCGTCTAGTTCTGGTGCGGTTCAGACTGCGGACTCTACGGCCGTATTCACGAACAAGACGTTCGATACGGCCGGAACCGGCAACGTCTTCAAGATCAATGGAACATCGATCACTGCCAATACGGGCACAGGCAGCAATGTCCTGGCTTCGACGCCAACGATTACCACGCCAAACATTGTTGGAAGCGCGACGAATGATAGCGCTTCGGCGGGCAGTGTTGGTGAAGAGCTTATCTCAAGGGTTCTGTTAGCTTCTGCGTCCGGCATTTCGACAGCCACAAATACAAATATCGCCACGCTTACCGTTACGCCCGGCGACTACGACGCCTCGGGAGTTGTATCGTTCACTGGACCGGCAACGACTACATTGACATTTGCGACTGCAAGCATTTCGACAACTTCGGCGACACCGGACACTACACCAGAGCGAAACAACTCCCAATTCTATAACAGTTTGACCGTTTTCGCTAACGTCAACCCAGCGCAACCAGTCGGTCCAACTCGCTTCAGCGTTTCGACAACGACGACGTTATTTCTTGTGGGCCGCGCCAACTTCGCGACCAGCACTTGTTCTGCGTTCGGGACGATTAGAGCAAGACGGGAGCGCTGATTATTTGCTAGATTTTCTGTCAGCCATCGCAATCAGAATGGCGATTAGAGAAAGCGCCATCGCAAGACCTGAGAACATGAACGCAGCATTCGATTTGGAAATGCTGCGTTCGGCCAATGTCCATGCTTGTGAGGCGAGACCGTGCAAGCTGTCAACGTAAGGACTATCGCCTTCCTTGATTACAAGCCAGAGCATCAAGGTCTCCCCTCGATGCCGAGTGACAGCCAGACGACGCCGATAAGAAGTAGCGTAACGATCAGAAGGATGATGGGTCCAGCCATGGAGCCGGATTCTACACGCTTTAATAGTCGATTCAACCTCCGGTAAGCTGATCTCAACCGCCTTCGGGCGGTTTTTTTGGGAACCATATGAAACTAAAACCATCTCACAAGGCCGCCGGTGGCGGCACACTTCTGCTTGCCTGCGCCTTCATCATCCCATGGGAGGGTCTATGGACGACCGCCAAGGTAGACAAGATCGGAACGGGTAAGCCCGTCACGGTCTGCTATGGCGCTACCAAGGCCGAGCTTCCAGACTTGAAGGTTGGCCAGAAGTTCACGGCGCAGCAATGCAAGGATCTCCTGCAAAAGAGCCTTCCGAAATACTGGAACGGCATCTCTCCTTGTCTCCATGTCGATATTCCTGACGAGCCCAAGGCTGCGCTGATCTCCGCTGCCTACAATGCTGGTCCTGCGGCTGTCTGCAAATCGCCGATGGTCGAGAAGATGAATGCGGGCTCGCTCAAGGAAGGCTGCGAAGCTTTCCGGGGCTGGTACGTTCGCGCCGGAGGCCGTGTGGTCAAGGGCCTGATCAATCGTCGTAACGGCGAGGCCGATCTTTGCCTTGAGGGGCTGAACAAGCCGACGCCTGCCCCGCAAGTCTCGTGGTTCTCCCAACTCATCTCTAAACTGAAAGGGTTCTTCAAATGGCAATGATCGATATTCTTGTATTCGCGGCTGGCTTCGCTGCTTGCTGGTTCGGGAAAGATATGCTGGTCAAATGGTGGCAGGGAGCCGAGGCATTCGCCAAGAACCTGCAGGCCAAGGCTGACGCGATCAAGGCGGCCATCAAGTAATGTGGATGACCATCCTGAGCTTCCTCGGAGGCCCGGTCATCTCTGGCTTGATCAAGGCCTATCAAGCCAAGCTCGCCGCAGATAACACCTCCGAGAAGACCGCGGCTGATCTGGCTGCCAATGAGATCGCGGCACAAACCGCGCAAGCCAACCTCAATGCACAGCTAAAGACTGCTGAGATCGGGCACCCATGGGAGCCCGAAAAGCTCGCGTTCTATATCTGCCTGTTCTTCTTCGCCAAGTGCGTGATCTGGGACACCGTTCTCGGCCTCGGCAGCACGCCGCCGCTCAAGGGCGACGTAAGCACTTGGGCTGGTCTCGTCATGTCGTTCTACTTTACCAAGAGAGGATTTGAAAATGTCGCGCGGATTCTTAAGCGCTAGTCTCCTGATGCTTCTGGCGGGCTGCGCAAGCGCTCCACGGCCTCAAATGATGGTCATGCCCCAGAAGGCCCCGATCGTCAAAGCCGCACCAGCCGTAACGGCTCCTCCGACCTTCAAGGAACGGTTCAAGAAATTCACGGGAAGGCTGCGTTGGACTCATCACTAATGCAGCATCATGGCGACATCATAACCAGCGTTGGGGCAGGTGCCGCCGTCATTAGTCCGTGGTGGCTTCCTGTACTGCGGGAGTGGTCCGAGGTCGCCGGATACATGCTGCCGTTTCTCGGCTGCGCGTGGCTTCTCATGCAGATGAGCTATTGGCTCTATAAACGATACAAGGGGCGCTGATGTTCAAATTCGTTGCGGTCTTCTTTCTCCTGACCAATGGCGTTCCGTCCGATAAGCCGGCCGGTGTGCTGACCTACAATCAAAAGACCTTTCCCACTGAAGAGGCTTGCGCGGCTTTTCCGGAAACCGAAGCAGGCAAGGCGGCGGTCGGCTACGTCAACTCGCTCGTTGAATCCAAGAAGGGCGAGATCAGCGTAAGGCTTGGCTGTCAAAAGGTAGAAGACAACACAATCTAAGGAAATCCCATGGACAAGGCCGAACGCTGGCTCGCGCTGGCGCTGACCTGCTTTGTGATCCTGTGTTTGGTTCTGTTCTGGACTGGCGTTAAGGCCTACGCGCACGATCCCGCGCACCACGAGATGGATCAATGGTACAGCGGACTGATGCAGCCCGACAACCCGCATACTCCTTGCTGCGGGGAAAAGGACTCATACTGGTGCGACGACTACCATGTTAAAACCGGCAGTGACGGTGCCAAGAACCTTTACTGCACGGTCAATGACGAAAGGGACATTCCGGGTCGTCCCGTCGTCCCGAACGGGACAGAAGTCTATATTCCCCCGTACAAGCTGAAATGGGATGAGGGGAATCCGACCGGGCACAGCATTCTGTTTGGATCTCCCATTCGTTCTTATGGTGCTGACGGTAGCGAGAACATTACGGGGTTTAACGTCTACTGCTTCGTCATGGGGGGAGGGGTTTAGCCCTGAGCGCCAAGCTCCTCTTCCTTGACGTGGAGACAGCTCGCAAGAAATTTAAGTTTGACAAGACCTGATGCGCGTATACCTCGCCGGTCGCATCAGGAGCGATCCCCACTACTTCGAGAAGTTCGCTGCCGCCGCAGGAAAGCTCCGCGCCGAAGGCTACCAAGTGTTCAACCCCGCCGCGGCGAATCTCGAGGGAATGCCCCTCAATCGCATCATGGCCCATGTCCTTCCGCAGCTCTGCGAATGTGAAGCCATTGCACTCATTCCCGGCTGGTGGATGAGGTTTGGAGGGACTTGGGTTGAGTTCCTGTTGGCGAAGTATCTCGGACTTCGCGTCGTAAAAATCTAAGGAAACATCAATGGCTATGTTCTGGGCGATGGCGTTCGGCCTTGGAATCTCGTTTGGGCGAATGGGCGTGATTCCAAAGCACGTCGTAGTGAGCGCCGGAACCCCAACGGGGGACGGCACAATGGACTTTTCAAACGCAACTGGTGACGACACAGGCCTTTTGGCCATTCTAGAGGACATCTAATCTATGGCTACGATTAACGTCAAAGACGCTGCAGGCTCTACCGTTGCCTTGGAGAAGCCGCTTACGCCTGGTCAGGCCTTGATGGCGGCCTCGCGTCCCGTTGTGCTCGCGAGCGACCAGAGCAGCATTCCTGTTGCCGCCACTCTCGCCGCCGAAACCACAAAGGTTATTGGCACGGTTAGGACGGCCTCTGGCGGCATTGCGTCCGGCTCAGTGGCCTCTGGGGCTGTAGCGTCAGGTGCCTATGCGGCGGGCTCTCTGGCCGCTGGTGCGGGTGTTGACGGCTGGGATCTGACGCAGGGCGCGATTGCCGACGCTGCGGTCACGGCTGGTGCGACAGGCTCGATCTCTGCGAAGCTCCGTTCTCTCTCGCGCGATATCGGCTCGCTCGTTACCGCTCTCGGGTCTACCGCCCTTGATCTCGGGTCGGGAACTGGCGGATCGCGCACGCTCCGGGTTGCGATCGACAGCGCTCAACTCGATGGCTCGGAATATGAGACGGTCGCTGCCTCTCAAACCGCGCAGGTGCTTGGTGCCACGGGCGGCACGGGCGACTTCATTTCCGGCATTCTTGTTGTGCCTGCGACGACCTCTCCAGGCAATGTGCTACTGCTGGACAACGCCACATCGATCACGGTGTTTGCCGGCGGCGCTACGTCAGTTTCCAACCTCGTGCCGTTCTTCATTCCCTTGGGAATGTTCTCGGTGTCGGGAGCGTGGAAAATCACCACAGGCAGTAACGTATCCTGCATTGGGATCGGCAACTTCACCTAGTTGAAGCGGAAAGTCCCATGATGCCTTTACTTCAACGAAAACGATTTCTGAATCTGAACCAAGCCGCGCTGTATGTGCCTGCGCCTGGAGGAGGCGGCAGCGAATCCACCGTTCTGATCGATGTTGTAGCCGGTGGCACATCCCATTCCGGCAATGGTGTTGCCACCTACACTATTGCGGGCGGGGCATCTGGCCCCAACGTAGGCAGCGGGCCTAATGGCACGGCCAACAGGTGTTTGATTGCTGTCCTCTTATTTGGGGGATCGGCAGGTGGGACAAGCACTTCTCCCGTCTGTACTTGGGATTTCGGTGGCACTAATCAATCGATGACGCAGATCCCTGGCGCATTCGTTCAGAATGGCGCCAGTGGCGGTGATACTTATATGTTTTATTTGATGGCCCCAGCCTTGGGTTCGTTATCATTTAAGTCAACATGGACAGGGAACAATCAGCTCAACGTTATGTTTGCCTCTTTCGTTTCAGTTGATCAGACTGGAGGCGCGACAAGTTTCCCGGTTGTCCAAACCTCGACCGCGTCAGGAAAGACCATCAATATTTCAACCAGCCCCACAACTCGTAAGTTGATCGGCGGGTTCAACTCTGGAAGCAATTTCACAACCGCAACGGACAATGATATCGGCCACGACAATACCCTAAACACTTTTGCCGTTGCAGCCGAGTACGCGCCGGGAACCAATACACTCGTAAGCTATGGTGGCGGTGGCTCTGGATGCTCGTTGGCGGTTGCCATTAAGGGTGCCTAGTGTCTTTTGATATTAAATCCACTTATGGCGCTGTTGGCGATGGACAGCTTATAACGTCTAACGCGACGTTCAATTCCGCATCGAATAATCTGACCGTTTTCTCTCAGATTTTTACTGCGGGAGACGTCGGAAAGTTTATTTGCGTGGCCGGCTGGCTGACCGCTCTTGGTGCCAACGGGGGGAACCCTGCCGGCGGACAGGGGAGCGCGGCTGGAACTGCTAACGGGACGATCGATTCCATCTCGGCGGCATGGGACGGGACCTCCATGACGGTGGTCCTTGGCGGCCCTGCCGCTGGCAGATCAATCAGCAACGTCTCAACAACAATGGAGTGGGGCAGCGACGATCGCGCCGCCTTCGAAGCGTTCAATACTGCGCAAGCAGGCCAATCGAATGTTGCGCTAACGATCCCGGCCGGTAGGTATCTGTTCGTTTCCGGAAGAGGCGGCGCTGGCCCTAGCCTCGCTGTTGGCCAAGGCGTTGCGTCGCTCACCGTGACCGGCATAGGCGGCCCGACGCTTTCCGATATGCTCGGCGGTGGCGCGGGTCCTGTTCTTAATTTCAATGGTGCCCCGCTTTATAACGACAATACGGCCGAACTTCTGATTCAGTCCGTCAGCGCTGGTGCGACAGTTTTACATACTGTAACGGCCTCGGATGCGGGTAAGGCGACCGTCGGCAAATGGTCATGGATGACCGGATTTGATGTACAGGGATTCGGAAGCCCGCCTAATCCACAATTTGCAGAATTTGTTAAAGTAACCGCTATAGATGCCGTTGCCGGTACTATCACCATAAATGCCCCTCTTAAAAACTCCTATAAATCCAATTGGCCGAAATGGGTCAATGGATCAGCGGGCGTCGGCGCGCCAACCTATACCGGGGGCGCATTCAGCCTTGGCGGCCCTGCAACCCTATATCTCATTCAGAGCGATCTTTGGGACGTTGATCATATATGGGATGGGGTGAACTTCCGGGCGACGCCGACACTTCAGAATATGGGCGGTCGCAACATGACCGTCAAAAATTCAACGTTCGAAAGCTTTGGACCCAACGTCTCATTTCAAAGAGACGCGACTTTTGATAATATTACAGTTCCAACGTCATGGGAGCTGGACAAGGATACCGAGAATCTAACCATCTTCAATTCTACCTTACATGGTTTTGCAGGTCCCCAAAGCCCAAGTCCGTTTAACGTGACGCTCAATAATGTCACAATAACAACTCAATTTCAGGCCACATCTGCAAATTGGACGATCAACAATAGTTCTCTTCCGGATCAGTCTCAGTTCGGTCCTAGCGCTTATGGAGCACCTGATGTTGTCAGTGTAACCGGCACGTCATTTGCCGGTCAGTTGCTGATTGGCGGGGTCAAGGAAGTAGACCTCACAGGTACGGGCGGATATTCTTGCACTAACGGATTGATCACGCGCCTTAAGAGCGGTGGAACGGGAGGGCCGGTCCAGTGGGCTATTCCGGGCCATTACTTTTTCATCGGGAGCAGATACAATTATGAAAATCCAGCGTGGAAAGTGCTGGATATGTATGACGACGGAACAACGCTTTATATTCAAACCGATCAATCCGGGGGTTTCCCCTCGCCGGTTTCGCCAGCGACGACCATTTCCGCCATCACTGCTGCGCCACTAATATCTTTTGCAAGCTGTACGGGTACTGACGACGCTATTTCATGGTCGAATGTTACGAGCAACCGGGTTCAGTTTTCGCAATGGAACAAGATCTATAACGGGAATATCGGAGCTGCGGATGCAGTCCATCAGATTAAGATATCTGGACAGGTCATCAGCATTAAATTCACGGTCGCGTCGGGATATTCCGCAGGCACGCTCAATCTTGACGGGCCCGTTGTCATTGCAAAGCCTGGCAATACCCAAGCAACGTGGACGCCGATTATTGATCTGACGACGGCGGGCGTTCGCACCATAACGCCAGCGGGCGCAAGCAGCCTCGGCTCTGATAGCGGGCTCGCTCTTCCAAACTCGGGGAATGTTTGGCTTGTCGATAATCAGATAACTCCGGCCATGTCCGGCGCCGTGGGAAGCGGATCGGTGACGATCGAGATTCAAACCGATCTTGGTATTAATCCGGCGCAAATTACGATAGTTGGCCGCCCACGCCTACGTTTGCGCTGAGCTTAAGATAAGGCATTTGCGCCCATAGGATAGCGCAAATTCGGTTTTCAATGAGAGCCACGGGACGGCGCGTATCTCTTTTTCAAAGCCGCTGATCGGAGGAAGGTTGCAAATGAGAGAAACGGGCTCTTTCAGATTTTTTATATTAACGAGAACATTCGAAAGAACCTTGCCTGAAAACGGATTGCAAAAGTATAGAACTGTGGTCGAGCCAGGTATTGCAAATGCAGCGGCGTCTTGGCAGAGAATATGAGCGCCGCACTTTAGCCAACGGGCGCGTCCAATATTATGGTTGCCGCGCTCAACTAAATCGCGGTCTAGGTCGATCCCGATCACCCTATCGAAGGGAAGCCTAGCAGCGAGAATCGTGACACGACCAAGGCCAGCCCCATAGTCGATGAACGATCCGCGGGGCTCGATGTGGCGTCTTATGGCGCGCCAGTCTCGGTAGGATGTCGGGCCATAGCCCCGGAAGTCCGGACGGTCATCAAAATGAACCTGATGCCACTCGGCAGTTGAGATGCCGAGCCATCGTTCGTTCGCTAATTCGTCGATTTGGTGGAGGCGTGACTGGAGGCTCATCCCCCACCACTACCCCCCGCCCCCTCAACCTTCCAGCGCAAAGAGGGGCTTGACAACCCGGAAAACGGTTATCTCTAGGGAATGCGATTGAACCTGCGGTTTTTGTTTAGGGCGCCGGCCGCCATGTAGGTCGGAAAGCCACTACCGCGCCAATATCGATAGACCGGATTGTAGCCGCGCATGCGCAGTCTGAAATGACCAAGGCCGCGTCCCAGCCAGTAGGCTCGTCTCTCAGCCGCCGATAGGCTCCGCAGCTCGGCCACGGATAGATCACTGCATCTCATCATTAGCATGGCGCTTTCTCACAGGATGAATGCGGTCAGACCGCGCAATACAGTCCTTCGCCGCGCCGGTTCAGCTCGCGATGTATTTCTTCGCCCCAGAAGCCCCACGGCTCGTTGGTGCCATCGTATCGATCCCATAGG